GTCAGTGAGTCGGCCCTCAAGTCGCAGGCGGCCATCAGCAAGGCGTTCCAGACGACTGGCGGCGCTGTGCAGGTCGCCGGCGGCATCGCGCAGACCGCCAAGGCGTTCTCCGAGCTGAACGTCTCGGCTGGTGCCTTCGGCGCGTCGCGGGCGTTGCTGGAGATTGGCAAGACCGTGCAGGACTTCCGCGAGTTGCGCGGCGCGGTCGGCGCAAGCGGCAGCGCGTTCTCGGTGCTGGGCACGATCCTGCGCGCGCACCCGCTGATGACGCTGGTGACGGTGCTGTCCACGATCGGCGGCCTGATGTCGGTCTTCAGCAGCAACACCAAGGAGGCTGCCAGCAGCTTCGACCAGCTCGCGGCCGCGATGCAGAAGGCCAAGCTGGACGCCTCGACGCGCGCCTACCTGGGCCTGCCGCAGGAAGCCGGCGGCCAGCAGCAGGCCTTGTTCCAGGCCATCCAGGACGTTCAGCGCACCGGGCAGGGGATGAACCTGCAGCAGTTCGGCCCTGGCGGCGTCGGCGGCGGTGCGGACGTGGCGCGCTATCTCGCCACGCGCGGCACTGAGGCACAGCAGGCGGCGGCGCGCGAGTACATGCGCACCGGCGGCCAGAACGTGACGCGGTACTACGCCGCCGGCATGCAGGGCACGCAGGTCACGCAGTTCGAACGCGGCTTGCCCAACTTGCAGTTGTCGCAGGAGCAGACGCAGGAGGTGCTGCGCATGCGCTACCGCTCGCTGCAACCGCAGGAGGTGTCGAGCCAGATGGGCGTCGGCACGACTGGCACCAGCGAGGCGATGCAGCGTGCCGTGCAGTCGGCGGCCATCATCGCGACGTACAAGCAACGCGAGGCGGACAACGCGCGCGTCGTCGCCGAGAACATGGAGCGCGCGGCCAACTACGCGGGCAACATCGGCAGCACGGTCGGCGCGGCGTTCGCGGACGTGTTGATGAAGACCACGACGCTGCGGCAGGCGTTCGCCGGCATCGTCGCCAGCATCGCGCGCCAGGGCTTGGCGGATGTCGGCGCGGCGATCTTCCGGGGCGCTGTCAGCGGACTGACGCCGACGCAGAGCGGTGCCAACGCAGGCCTGACCGCTCCAGGCACGACCCCACGACGCTAGCCCAGCATGGCCTTCCACGACATCACGCTCCCCGACGCCTTCCAGTACGGCAGCAGCGCCGGCGGGGGCTTCGCGACGATCATCCAGCAGACGGCGACGGGCCACGAGTTCCGCGTTGCGCGTCAGTCGCAGAGCCAGCATCGCATGAGCCTGCGCAGCGAGCTGCGGAACAGCAGCGAGGCCAAGGCGCTCAAGGCGTTCGCGCTCGCGCGTCGCGGCGCGCTGCACTCGTTCCGCATCAAGGACTGGTCGGACTACACGACCAACGCCGACGGCGAGACGGCACCGACGGCCATCGACCAGCTCATCGGCTCGGGCACCGGCACGCAGACCACGTACCAGCTCGTGAAGCGGTACGAGATCACCGGCCCCAACGAGTACATCCGCACGCTGACGCTGCCGGTGTCGGGCACGGTGTTGGCGGCGATCGACGGCACGCCGACCACGGCGTTCACGGTCAACAGCACGGGGCAGCTCGTGTTCAACACGGCTCCCGCCAACGGCACCGTCATCACTGCCGGCTGTCGCTTCGACGTGCCGGTGCGGTTCACGTCCGACGTGGACGCCTGGACGCGGCTGCAGGCCGACGCCTACAACGTCTGGAGCCTGCCGCAGCTCGACGTGGTCGAGGTGCTGAACGAGGTCGAGCAGCCGGAGCGGTGGCACAACGGCGGCGCGAAGTTCCACGGTCTGCTGACCAGCTCGATCCGGCTGGCGTGGAACGACGGCTCGCTGCACGTCCTCGGCACCAGCACGGCAGGCGTCAATGTGTTCCTGCCGGTCCCGACGTACCAAGCCAGCGGGCCGGCGCTGCTGACGATCCTGCACACCACCGGCACACAGAACGTCCAGATCAAGGACGACGCCGGGAACAACGTGTTCCTCCTTGGCGTCGGTGGCCGCGTGCGGCTCGGCATGTACCGCTCGGGCGGCTCGGCCTACTGGGTGTCCTACTGATGGCGCGCACGGCCCAGCAGGAGATGCGCGGCGACGCGGTGTTCGTCAACGCAGAAGCCGACTACCGCTGCCGGCTGGACAGCGCCGACGGCGGCGCGCGGCTGTACGTCTTCCAGCGCACCGGCAACTACAACACCGACCTGCCCAGCACGGCCCTTCTGCGCCTCGGCGCGCAGCCCAACGTGACCGTCGTGAACCTCGGCATCGGGACGACACAGGTACGGACCTCGACGGCGGTGAACGTCGTGTCGCTTGCCGCCGGCGAGTCTGCCGAGCTTTGGGCGACGAGCACGACCAGCGAGTCCTGGGAGTTCCTGAAGGACACGCAGGCCGGAGTCCTGTTCGGCCTCAACGACAGCCGCAAGCCCATGCAGCTGCGGTTCACTGCGTCGCGTCTCAACCGGGTCAACCTGCGCGAGGAGGTGGCGGCCTTGTTTGGCTACACGGCAACCGACGGCCCGGTGGCCTTGGACGTGGTCGTCGAGCGCGACGTGGTCATCGGCGGCGGCACGGCGGCGGCCGGCCCGAGCCTCGACACGGGCACCTTCCCGAGCGGCTCGACCATCCTGCTGACCCTGGAGGCCGGCGCGTACATCTCCGGCAGCGGCGGCAACGGCGGCCAAGGCATGAGCGACGCCGGCGCGGGCATGACGGCGGGCACGGCTGGCGGGCCGGCCCTGCGGATCGCCACGCCGACCACGATCGTGAACGGCGGGCGCATCCAGGGCGGTGCCGGCGGCGGAGGCGGCGCGGCGCGAGGCCAGGCGTCCAGCGTCAACCGGCCCGGTGGCAGCGGTGGCGGCGGCGCAGGCGCGCCGGCGGGCAAGGGCGGCCCGGCACTAGGGTCGCCGCCCGATCCGAGCACTGGCGGGCAGCCAGGCACCTTGGTAACCGCCGGAGCCGGAGGGCAAAGCACCAGTGGCACGCCGATCGGCGGCAGCGGCGGCGCACCCGGCGCGGCTGGATCGTCTGGCCAGTCGGGCCTTGGCGGCGTCGCCGGCGCGGCGGGCGGCGCGGCAGGCTACGCGCTGGGCTACGTCACGGGCGTACCGTACTCGGTCATCGCCGCAGGCGGGTCCATCGTCGGGACCACGGTGGCACTGTGACGACTCGCCCCGGCATCGTCGGCCTGGACTCGCTCGCGTACACGCGCGCGAAGGGCCTGTGCCACCTCCTCCTGATCATCCGGCCCGACGGCCAGCGGCTGGCGGTCACGGACCACGACCGGCAGGTGACGTTCGAGGGCGACACCTACCGCCCGATCGTCCTGGGCGAGCTGTCTGCAGACCGCCGCGAGGCCGCGCTGCGCACCGGCAGCCAGGAGGCCAAGGGCGTCATCGACAGCATCAGCATCACGGCCAGCGACATCGACGCGCAGAACTACGTCGGGTCCGAGGTGCGGCAGGTCATCGTGGACTGGGTACGGCCCTGGATTGTGCTGGCCCGGCATCGCCGGTGGATCAGGCAGATGCTGCGGACTGGCGCCAGTTTCACGGCGACCCTTGAGGGCCGCGCGCAGCAGCTCCAGCGACCGCAGGGCGGCCGCTTCGGCGGCGTGTTCACGCCCAAGTGCCCGTACCGGCTGGGCGGCAAGTACTGCAAGAAGGACATTGGGCAGTGGACGCAGCTCAACCCGACCGACACCGGCAATGCCACCAGCTCGACCATCGACAGCGTCACCGACAGCACGCAGAGCTGGGCGGTGAACAGCTACCAGAGCACGACCAGCCAGCACTACTACGTCCTGCTGCGGCCCAACTCCGGAACCGGCACGATCAACCAGGGCAGCGGCCAGCTGCGAAAGATCCTGAGCAACACGGCGACGACGGTTGCCCTCGACGAGCCGTTCGAGACCACGCCGGCGCAGACGATCGGCTACCGCCTCGGCCAGGGCTTCGCGGTGTCGACGATCGTGAGCGGCCGCGCGCGGTACGAGTTCAAGGTGGCCACGATGGCTGCCGAGGTTGACCAGTGGTTCCGCGACGGCGCGGTGATCTTCGCCAGCGGCGCGAACATCGGCCGCACCTTCGCGATCGCGGACTACCGCAGCAGCGACCGCAAGCTGACGTTGCTGACGCCCACGCCGTTCGACGTGGCAGTGGGCGATAAGGCCATCGTGCTGGTCGGCTGCGACGGCCTGCTCAGCACCTGCCGAGACAAGTTTGCCAACGTGCTGAACTTCGGCGGCGACCCGTACGCGCCGTCGGCGCAGGCCATCATCTCACCGCCCGAGGAAGTGTGATCGCACGACAGCAGTACCTGGATGCAGTGGCAACCTGCATCGGCACGCCGGTCGGCCACCGAGGCCGCACGATCGGCGGCGCGCTCGACTGCGTGGGCGTGCCCTGGGCGGCGGCGACGGCCTGCGGCCTCGTGCTGCCGGCCACGCAGGTCTACGGCAGCCACCCGACTGGCGACGAGCTGGCGAGCGGGCTGGCCGGCTACGCTGACCGCTGCGAGCGCATCGAGGACGCCCACATGATGCAGGTGATGATCGGCCGGCACGCGCGGCACGTCGTGGTCCCTGTGCAGCTCGACGCCGACGGCCTGGTCTGGGTCGTCCACGCCTGGGCGAAGGCCAAGGTAGTGGAGCGCACGAGGCTCGCCTACGAGCCGGCGGCGCTCTGGCGCATCCGGGGGGTGGCGTAGTGGCTTCCGCAGGCGTTCAAGGAGCAGCAGCGGCAGGCGTCTTCGCCGCCGTGCCGGTGGTGGGCTGGGCTGTCGGCATCGCCGCGGCGTTGGTCGACTACTACTACATCATGCCGGCGCTCAAGAAGAAGCCCGGCGACCGCAACGAGCCGGAGCGCATCCTCGACGCGCCGATCGGATCGAACGACGTAGGAGCGCCACGGGTCTGGGCGATCGGCACGCGCATTCGCGTCCCGACGCACATCATGTGGCAGGACAGCAAGACGCGCGAGGAGACCAGCCCCACCAGCAAAGCGGGAACGCAGACCAGCCTGCGCCGTGTGATTTTCGACGCCGCGTTGGCGCTCAACGACCGACCGACGCAGCGACTCGTGACGCTGTACGGCAACGGCCGGCTGATGCTGTTCCGCACGCGCAACCAGCTTCAGCTGCGAACGCATCTGATGACACTGGCGCAGCCCAACGGAACCGATGTCGTGCTGACCATGGCCGACACGCTGCAGCCTGCCTTCACGGAGAAGTTCAAGCTGAACGACTACGTCCAGCTGCGGGATTGGGTGCAGACGGCTGGCACGCCAATTGTACTCAAGCCGTTCAAGGTCACGGCCATAACAGACCACAGCGCGACGACGCCTAGCACCATGACGATGCAGCGGCGCTTCAACGCTAGCACGCCGCTGTCTTCAGTCGCAGCTACCGCCGGAACGTCATTTCAGCCGGGGACTATTGAGCGCATAGACGACGCAGTGTTTAGCACAGCCGTCGACTTCCAGCCGTTTAGCACTCTACCAGAGTGGCATTACATAGATAGCCATCTAGGTCCTCGATATGTGTTTGTGAATCGAGAGCCGATTTCCGGAACATCTGAACTAAATGGCACGGTGTCGTCGACGTACCGGGAATCATCAGTTCAAACCCGTCAGCCTGACTACCCGATTGGATTGCCTCCGCTCACCGGATGGTGGCTGAAAGCTTATTTGCCTGGGCTGAACCCACATGGAAGCACGCCGCCATTTGATCCGTTCGTCATTAAGGCACAGAGCACCCTCAACTTCTACTTCGGCGTCTTCGCCGCATCGTGGAACCCGGACGCCTACTACTACACCGGCAGCGACTCGCAGCTGACGGACCCGATCCTCGACTCCGCTCTCGGCGCGGCCAACGTGCCCGCCTATCGCGGCCTGTCGTACCAGGTCCTCGACGGCTTCGTCTCCACGCTGTTCGGCGATCAGCTGCCTTACTCGTGCGAGGCCATCCTCGAAGTCGACAACCAGATGGACTGGCCGCAGGCGATTGAAACGCTCCTGCGGGAACGCGGCAATCTGCTGTCGCCGGCGATCGACGTGAACGGCGTGACCAGCCGGCCTTTCCAAGGCTACTTCCTGCGCGGCGCGGTGCCGTGCGTGCAGGCGCTGCAGCCGCTGCTGATCGCTGGCCAGATTACGGTGCAGGACCGCGACGGCGTGCTGGCGTTCTCCGAGTTCCGCAACGCCGACAGCGTCGCCGTCGACAACGGCGCGGTCATCTCGCACTTCGGCACGCGCCTGGACGGCGACAAGGCCGCCGACGACAAGTGGACGATCGAGGACAAGGGCGAGGGCGACCTGCCCAAGCAGGTCAACGTGCGGCACCAGGACGCGGACAACCTGCTGCTCGCCGGCATGCAGTCGTTCGGCTTGCGCTCTCCGGAGAGCACCGACGAGCAGAATGAGCAGGACGTGGACCTGCGGCAGCTCGTGATGACGCGGCGCGAGGCGACCAACCTCGCGGCGACGATGCTGCGGAGAGCGTGGGTCAACCGCCGGACGTACCGCTTCGTGTTGCCGGCGGCGTACCTGCACCTGCTAGAAAGCGATCTCGTGACCTGGACCGACGACGAGGGGCGGCCGCACGTCGCGCGCATCATTCAGCGCGACGTTGGCAACGACTTCCGCGTGAGCATCACCGCGCTGGCCGACGACCTTGACCTGACCGTGGCCGGCTCGCCGGCGCAGTCGGCATCCAGCTTCGTGCCTGGCCTGCCGGGCGGCAGCTCGGGCATCGAGACCACGATCGTGGACGCGCCGGCGGTCACGGACAGCACGGCCTACATCCCCGGCCTGCACATCGCCATCGACCACATCGGCGGCCAATGGGCCGGCGCGGCGGTCTACGAGAGCACGGACGGGACGAACTACGACCTCGTCGGCACGACGGACAAGCGCAGCGTCGTCGGCACCAGCGAGGCGCAGCTCGACTTCTGGCCGTCGGCGGAAACGATCATCGACCCAAACCCGCTGTTCTCGCCGGTGAATCCGACCGACTTCCAGGCCATCGTCTGGCAGTTCAGCGACAGCGCGGCGAGCCGGGTACTGAGCACGACGCAGGCCCGTACCGAACGCGGCAGCAACTGGGCGGCGATCGTCTCGCCCGGGCAGCCGACCGAGATCGTCAGCTTCCGCACCGTGACGGCACTGGGCGGCGGTCGCTTCACAATCCAGGACTACTACCGAGGCCTGCGCGGGACGACGCCGCAGACCTGGCCGGCTGGCGCCAGAATGGTCCTGCTCGACGGCTCGCCGTTCTGGCGGGAGTTCCTGGGCGAAATCACGCCGACGGCCCTAGCGTACAAGATCGTGCCGGCTGGCCTGACGCTCGACGACGTCGAACCCATCAGCGTGGTCAACGAGCGCCGCAACGCCTCGCCGCTGCCGGTGCGGCAGGTCATCAAGACGATCGACGGCACCAGCCTCACGGCCCGGTTCACGGTGCAGTACCAGTGGTGCCGGCAGGTTCTGCCCTACAACGCCCAGCCGCCGCATCCGATGGACGAGGAGGTCGAGAGCTACCGCTTCACGATCTACGACCCGACCGGCACGCAGGTTCGGCGCGTGCGCACCATCACGGCATCGCTGACCGGCACCAACTCGCTGCGCGACCGCTGGATTGATTACACCTCGGCGCAGCAGTCTGCTGACGGCTACACGCCCGGCACCTCGGCCACGTTCTGGGTGGACGTGCAGCAGGTCGGACAGTTCGGTCTCAGCCCATCTCGCAAAGTCCTCTACTAATGCGCACCTACACCATCAGCACCGGAGCCGTGACCATCTCGGCCGCGACGACGCTCATCTGCATTCGGCCGAACACCTCGCAGGCCATGTCGGTCGTGCGCGCGACGCTGACGCAGCGCGGCACCACGACGAGCGAACAGGTGCGCGTGCAGCTCGGCCGCAAGGCGAGCGCGTACGCGACCGGCCTCACCTCGGTCAACGTCGGCGGCTCGACGCAGCCGCTGCTGGCCAAGCACAGCGAGAGCGACGCGGCCTCGGCCATCACCGGCGGCACGTCGGCGGCGGCTGGCACGGCTGGCACGGCGAGCACGACCGAAGGCGCTGGCGGCTTCACGCCGGTCATCGACGAGGCCTTCAACAACATCAACGGCTTCGTCTGGCTGCCATCGGTCGATGAGCAGCTGGTGTTCGCCGCCGGCAGCGCCGAGGCGTTCGTCATGCGCGTGCCGACGGCCCCGACGGGCACCAGCAACTGGCACGCGACGGTGACGTTCCAGGAAGCCTGATGACGAGCCTGAGCGCACGCACGGTTGCCGCGATTGTCGCACTGCGGGTGCGGCACGAGGACACCGTCGATGCGTTCCGCCGGCGGCGCGCGCAGGAAGTGCGCGAAGGCCATCGGCGCTTCGTCGCGCAGCGGGCGACGTTGCTCGAGGAGGACCTGGAGAAGGTCGTACTGCAGAAGGACTTCCTCAACGTCGTCGGCGGCGTCGGCAGTCAAAGCAGCGGCCTAGCCGAGGTCGAGGTCACGCGCGACGCCGACGGCGGCATGCGATTCTTCGCGGAGGTGGGCGTCGGCGGTGGCAATCTCCAGTGGGCCGGGTCGTGGGGTGGCACCATCCCCGACGGCATCTTCCTGTCGCAGTACCAAGGAGCGTGGTCGTGACCGTCTACTATCGCGGGCAGGTCGTCGGGAACGGTGGCAGCAGCTACGTGTGCATCCTGGACCACACGAGCAGCGCCGGCGACGAGCCGGGCGTCGGCGGCTCGTGGACGACGTACTGGGCGGTCGTGGCGGCGGCGGGCACCGGCCTCACGACGGGCGACAAGGGCGACATCACGGTCAGCGCAGGCGGCGCGACGTGGACGATCGACAACGACGCGGTGACGTACGCGAAGATCCAGAACGTCTCGGCGGCGTCAAAGCTGCTTGGCCGTGGCGACAGCGGCTCCGGCGACGTGCAAGAGATCACGCTCGGGTCTGGCCTTTCCATGACCGGCACCACGCTGGCGGCGACTGGTGGCGGCGTGACGGACGGCGACAAGGGCGACATCACCGTCTCGGCGTCTGGCGCAACGTGGACCATCGACCATGCGGCTGTCACGTTCGCCAAGATGCAGGACATCACCAGCCATCATCTGGTTGGCCGGCACGCTGGTAGCACCGGGGCACCGCAGGAAGTCGGCGTTGGCAACGGTGTCGAGTTCCACGGTAGCGGCATCAGGCGCAGCCAGTTGCTTGGCGATGTCGAGGCATCCGCCGGCAGCAACACGACCACGATCGCCACGGGCGCGGTCACGTTGGCAAAGATGGCCAACCTAGCGACCGACCGGTTGCTCGGACGCGACACGGCAGGCACTGGATCGCCCGAAGCTCTGACGGTCGGCGGCGGCATCGAGTTCACCGGCAGCGGTGGCATCCAGACGGCGGCGCTCACGGGCGACGTGACGAAGACGGCAGGCGGAACGGTGCTGTCGATCGCTACCAGTGGCGTAAGCACGGCGGCGATTGCCGACAACGCTGTCACCTACGCGAAGATCCAGGCGCCGAGCAAGAACTACGTGCTGATCGGCGACGACACGACTGTCGGGTACAAAGAGATCGAGTCGACGGTTGACGCGTTCGCCTTGATCGAAGGCACGGCCACCTCCACCAACTTCGCCAACCTCGGCTTCAAGTCCGCCGTCAACCGCAACATCTCCGAAGGCACCGCGTCGCCGACCGGCGGCGCTGATGGCGACATCTACCTGCAGTACGTCTGACCATGGCCGACAACGTAGGATACACGCCGGGAAGCGGCGCAACGGTCGCAGCCGACGAGATCGGCGGCGTTCTCTACCAGCGCGTGAAGCCCGTGCATGGTGCTGACGGCACCGCGACGGACACCAGCGCGACGAACCCGCTGCCGGTCGCCGCGTACGGCGAGCTGGTCGAATCCATCGAGGCCCTGCGCATGGCGGTCCACTCGCTGACGCGCAGCATTGGCCAGTCGCTGCCGTCTGCGCAGGGCTGGCCGATCATGGAGGCAAGGCAGCCGACTGCGGCCAACCTCGCCGTCACGGCGTCGATCGCCGGCAGCCAGACGCTGGCGACCGTCAGCACACTGACCAATCAGACGCAGATCGGCGGCTTCGCCGCAAACGACTACGTGCCGGCGCTGCTGCACATGCAGTCCGACAATCTGCGCCGCAACATCTTGGTGACCTGACACATGGCAACAACGAACGGCAATCGCAAGATCCTCGACATGAAGCGGTGGGAGTTCTGCGCTCCCGCTCCAGTCGCCACCGCCGCCGCAGCGTGCATCGCCTCGTCGCGGCACTTCCGGCAGCAGCAGTTCCTCCTCCGCAGCGCGACGGAGGCGTACATCTACAATCCGAGCGAAGACGGCTGGGTGCTGCTTGCGTCGCCGGCACTGACTCCCGCGCTGGCAGCTGGCGCGTCGGCGGTGGCTGGCGCATGGTCCACGGGTTCGACGGTGGGCGCGGCGTCGCTCACCGCGACGGCGGGCACGACCTCGACGATCACGACCAACCAGACGCTGGCGCGTGACCTGCGCGGCTTCAAGATCCACATCTTGTCGGGTCCGAACAACGGTGCGGTGCTCGACATCGTGAGCAACACGGTGGGCGCGACGGCGGTGATCACGGTAGCGACGCAGGCGAGCGCGTTCTCGGCCTCGACGGTGTACCGCCTGCTGACGCCGCGCTGGTATCTGCTGACTGGGGGCACGCTCGCCTCCGGCAGCTTCCGCGTCTACGACTACGCGACGAACACCTACACGACGCTTGCGCAGACGGGACTTGCGGCGTCGCTCGGCACCGACGGCAAGCTAGTGGCCACGCCGTCGATCATCGACGGCGAGTTCAAGCAGTTCGCCACCGGCACCGCGACGAGCGCGACGGCCACGACGCTCGTGCAGACGGGCAAGACCTGGACGGCGTCGCAGTGGATCAACTCGCAGGTGCGAATCACCGGAGGCACCGGCGCGGGCCAGATCCGCACCATCACCGCGAACACCGCCGACACGCTCACCGTTGCAACGTGGACCACGACGCCGGACGCGACCAGCGTCTACGCGATCGAGGGCAACGACAACTTCCTGTACTACCTCGGCAACAACGCGGTCACGCTGTACCGCTACGACATCACGGCGAACACCTGGAGCACGTTGTCGCCCGGTGCGGCGCGTGCGGCGGCTCCTGGCGCGGGCATGAGCGCGCATTGGGTGCACAGCGCGACCGAAAGCGACTGGACGAACGAGTCGGCAATCCGGAACGGGCGGTACATCTACTCGTTCCGGGGCGCGGGCACGGCGGAGCTGCACCGCTACGACATCGCGGCGAACACCTGGGCGACGATCACCTACTCGCCAAACACGGAGACGTTCACGACGGGCAGCAAGTACGCGCTGATCGGCGGCATCCTTTACCTCCAGAAGGAGGTGACGGGCCGTTGGTTCGCGTACGACTTCGCCCGGTCTGAGATGTTCCCCTGGTCAACGATGCTGTACCCGCAGGGCGCGGCGATCGTCGGCGACACAGCGTTCGACGTGATCTACAAGGACGGCGCGACGGAGATCTTCTACGTCCACATGCTGCACAACACGGCGACGATCCATCTGCGCCAGATGGTGATCTGATGGACACCGCCCAACGCATCGAGCTGTACGAGGCCGCGCTGGTCAACCTGGGCACGCAACGGACCTGCGCACTGCGCCTCGGTGACGTTGACCGCATCGAGCAGATCGACGCCGAGATGGCGCAGCTCGTTGCCGACCTCGAAGTCCTGCGCGCTAGCTAGCCATGCTGCTGACTCTGCTCGCACCGACTGGCGCCCCACCGACCACCACGGTCGTGTGGCTCAAGGTCTCCGGCGTGTGGAAGCAGACGACCGTGTGGCTGAAGGTGTCAGGGGTCTGGAAGACCTGCACGCCCTTCGTCAAGGTGTCGGGAACCTGGAAGTAGTTCGACAGGCCTTAGCGCGAAAATGGATCACCCCACAGAAAGTGCAGCGACCATGACGAGCAGGCTACACCCGTGAACATGGCCCAAAGCGTTCTCTCCACCCTCGCCGGCATCGTCGCCGGCGGCAGCGTCGCCATCGTCACCCAAGCAGGAATGCCCGCGCCAGACCTCGTCTCGATCCCGTGGGACAAGTTCCTCGGCGTCGGTTCCGGAGGTCTCGCCTTCGGCGTCGCGTGGTACTTCCTGAAACGCGAGGAAGCCATGCGCGCCGCGCACGAGCGCGTTGTGTCGCAGCACCTCGACGCAGCCAGCAAGATCAGCGGCACCTTCAGCCAGACCGTCGATCGCATCCTTGCCGAGAATCGCGCCGAGTACCAGCAGCGCGAACAACGGTTGATCGAGATCCTGAGCAAACGATGAACACCCTCGCCCGTCGTGCCGCGCTTGCGGCGTCCCTGCTCGTCGCCGGCTGCTGCGGTCCTGACCGTCAGCGCATCGCCGCCGATCGCGCCACCTACGCTTGGTTCGCGCCGATGATGGTCGGCTACCTCGCCGCCGACGCGAAGCTCGACGAGAAGGCCAAGGAGACGCACCTGCGCGGCCTGCGCGCGTGGGGTGACCGCATCACCGCCGACGAGCTGGCCGCCGGGGTGAAGTGATGGCCATGCCCAACCAGGTCGAGAGCATCCTCAGGGACGAGTTGCACGCGCTGCTCGGCAGTCTGCAGGCCGAGATCACCGACCCGCAGGTGCGCGCCGACCTGCTCGCCATGGCCGAGGACGCCGCACTGATCCCGGTGCGCATCGCGCGTGGTGAGGATGTCGCGCCGCTGCTGGCGGCGCTGAAGGCCGAGGCCGCCAACCGCGCGCTGACGCACCGCGTGCGCGTGCAGCAAGCGGTGCTTGAGGCCTGGCAGCGCGCCGTGGTCCGCATCCTGCACCTGGTCATCGCCGCGCTGTGACCACGCACCAGCAGCTGCTTGAGGCAGTGCGCCAGCCGGCCATCACGGCGGCGGCTGCGGCCTCGGTGCCGTTCGTGATCGACAACGGCCCGGTGCCGGACTTCGGCTCGCTGTGGATGCGCGTTGTGACGGCGGTGGACGGATGCGCCGCGGTCAACAACGGCGACCGCTACCGCTGGACGGGCACGCTGCTCGCCGACGTGTACGCGCCGCGCGAGCAGGGCGACGCCGCGCTGCTGGCGTTCGTTGGCTCGCTTGCCACGGCCTACCGAGGCCTGCGCATCGCGTCGCCGGTGGTGTCGGTGCAGCAGGTGACGATCGCCGGCAGCTCGGTGTACGGCGACGGCTGGAGCGGCCGCACGGTGCGCGTGAGCTGGCAGGGCGATACGCCGCCGTAGCGCCTGGCGCCCGTCGGCGGTACGTTGCCGTCGCGGCGGCGAGGACGCTGCGGTGTCCCGCCCATCCCCGCTGCACGCTAGCTGCCACTGACCATGGCCCGACGCCGCCGCACTCTCCTCCCGCGTGACCCGATGGCCGCCTTCGGCCTGGCCGTCACGGCTGCCGCGATCGTGACATGCGGCGTGGTGTTGACGCTTCTCGTCCGCGCGGCATGCTGAGAGAGCCGAGGTCGCAGCCGCAGTGAGGTCTCCAGTTCATGCTGTGCAACGGT